GAGGAAATGTAGGAAAACAAATCCATAGAGTTAGCAGCGGCCATACCATAAACCAAGCTGGTAACATTGAGACTCAGGGACTCTCTTTTGGCCAAGTCAGACCAGAAGACATACTCCTCACTCACGACCAGGCCGCTCTCCGTATACCCGGTACTCTCAACAATGGGCTCAAAGGGTTCTTCAAAGGCTGCAAAGACACAGCTCTCTCCTTCAACGTCTGTGGGAACATCGGGTTTCACGAGCGCCGGATAAGGAAGGTCTGGAACACCCTCAAATCCGTTGAACTGAATGTCTTCTCCACCAGCACCCCAAAGATGGAGTTCACACTGAGGGGTGACGACCCGGTCGGCATTCACCATAGTGTTGACAACATAAATGCCAATAGATCCATTGGTATATTGTTGACTGGTTTCAAGACCAGTGAGCTCGGTCTCGCGGAAGAAACGACTCCCAAGATAGGGAACGGAGAAGGAAATAATCTTGGAGCCAGTCACATCCACAACCATGCTCAGATAGTCGCCTGTCTCGTTGTCAGAAATGGAGGCTGGGCATGCAGTCAGTCCCTTCAGGGTTGGGAACCAGATGATTCTGAGACGAACTGAGGTGAACCTACTAGTGAAAACGAAGAGTTGGTATTTCATAGTCCCGCGCCAGAACTTGAACAAGTTTGCTGCCCATGCAGCATAACCATAGTTCTTGTCAGTTCCATCAGCGGTTAGGAGCCGACAAGGGGTGACGGTCCACTCCATAACTTTGGTGTTCGGGTTATTGCCTGCACTGAGAGCGTAGCTCATCATATATGAGGGCTTCTGAGCGAATTGGGAAACGGTAAGAGGAACAGGATAACCGTCCACAAGCTTTCCCTCAACAGCTAGTCCGGTTTTCTGGGACGTGCCAAGTACAACAGCATCAGACATGCCGTCGATGGAAGGCATGGGACGGCCTGGCATGGATTCCACCAATGTGAGGGGTGCAGCATTAGTGGGCTTGTCCATCATAGCGATGAGGGGTGCCAGTTCTTTGACGAATTCAGCTCCAACCTTGAAGGTCTGGATCATTTCTTGGAGTCCATTTCCACCAGAGGGTCCAACTTCTGAAGACTGTTCGACCTTCTTATCGGCCTCAGTCTTTCCAGGATGTTGGACAACTCCAGATTCACCCTTAACGCTTTTTGGGGCACGAGGGCGTCTGCGGGAACCAGTCTTCGGGATAAAGACTGGGGGCGCTGCTTCTGCGGCGATGGGACCTTGGAACTCGGGGTCAATGAACTTCCCAAAGACAGACACGTCCACGTCTTGCGTGGAATCAGCGTCCTGGTAGAGTTGACTGAGGACATCAACATGGACATTTGCCATCTCTGTGAGCTGAGAGCCAGCAAGAGGAAGATCGAGCCATGCGTATGGCAGCTCCCACGGTATCTCAAGTTTGATGACAGGGGCTTCCATCACGTTGAGAATGTGGGGCGAGTTGTTGAGGCGCTGCCGCCAGTTGGCATTATGGATAGTGCCTTTTCCAACAACATGGGACACGGCGAGGGCGCCGAAGTGGAACGGGGTTGAGTTAGCACGGAAAGTAAGCTCAATTCCCTTGCAACGAAAATAAGAAAAGCGGGTGGCCATCTCAGCAAGCCAGGGGAGGCTCATCAACGTTGTTGGGAAGGTCGGATTGTAGATCGTGCTGCCTTTGGTATCAGCACTAGTCCAAACAAGAGTAGTCAACTCGTAGCTGCGGGAGGCAAGCTTAGTTGTACCCTGGTCCGGAAGGGTATCAGTCATAGAGAAAATTTGTGAAAGGTTGGGCGGGCGCCTACCAACCATGCGTTTTGCAGAGTCATCGAGATATTGGGTCAAGTTCTCGGTCTCTCTAATTTCAGCGTTCTCCACAACGTCACGAAGGTCATCGTCTTGATTCAAGTTTTGGTCAGAGTTCATTTTAGAATTGCGCGAATATGTCATAGATCAATAGATAAGTAATAGACTTTTTCGCGCTGACAATGGGGAGGGGGTTCTTACAATGAATAAGACCACTGGCTGTTGTTTGCTCCTGCCAGGGAATTGCGGGTTTTGACTAGGGAGTGAGGTTCGCAGTCTCACTCGAAGAGGACAGTAGTTGTCACAGTTGAGAAGAAGTCTTAAGGCTCTGGGCTAGATAAACGTTCATCGGGGTTGCCTATCGGACAGGGTTCTAAGGAGAATAAAGGGTCAGCAATCTCACATTAGATTTTAGCGACTGTAGAAATTGGTTAAACGGAACAAGTCGGGATAAACCAGCTTTCAAACAGCCGACTCCTGCTGGAGTAGGTCCCGAAACACCGCCAAAAGTAAACTGGGCGCTTTCATATGCGACCCCAGACCTTCTTCAGGTGTGTGACAGGCTAGGATCACCTACTATTTTTATTGGGTTATGTGTTTTGAAATTTTCTAGTTTGTTTTGAAGTTTTAAGACTTTAATTGGTCAATAGTCTAGTTTAATGACATAGAGGTCAGCCAGTTTAACGACTTGGAGGTCGGGGCAGTGTCTCACTGGCAGAAAGTGTCTGAATACTCTTCCAACAGGCGTTCGAAAGTCAAATGGGTTATGACTCCAGTGCCCGCATAGTGCTCAATGAACAAGTTACGATAGTGGTCAAACACCTTCTTTCCATGAAAGAAGATTTCCCTGAGAGAAGACTCCATGTTCTGGAGATATGCTCCTTCCTTTCCAAGCGCTTTCACGGCAGATTTTCGTGTCCACAATGCAATATCCACGCAAAGGTCTAGAGGTAAAGCTCCAACAGTAAATCCCGCAAAGTCGTCATCGGTTCGTGGAGTTCTCTTCAGATACTCAATGGACTCGTACTCCATGTAGGGCTCAACAATAGGGGTCTTGTCAGGCATGGTGTATTCCATTCCAAAGTACTTCTTGAGACCAAGCTTGAACGTAACCATGTTGAAAAAGGGCGCAGATTCCTTGTCAACAGCAATGAGGTTATCATCACCATAAGCGACCATGCGAATGCACTCTGTGAACATAGCGATCGGATCAATAACATAGGAACGCGCCAGCTGGCAGAAAATAACTCGTACCAAGATATAATTCATGGCAGAATTCTCCTCAGCCGTAGCAGGGTGGCCACTTCCAATTCCTCCTGTTCTAGAGTAAACAGTGCGGAACAAAATGTGGAAATGTGTCAACCCAGCCTCAGCTACATTTCTTACTAGCTCAGGGTCCATATCAGGAAAGTGATGTAGTGTCCACTTAACCATATTCTCCAACAGGCAAGCTCTCACAAAGTATGGGATATGGAGGTCCCAGCCTTTGACATCACCAGCCATCCAGCCAATGTCAACGCCAACACTCTTGAGATATTCCATCATGATATGGAAGTCTGCACCTGTAGAAGACATTCCTACAGAAACAGGGCCAAGTGGGGCCGTTCTTCGGATCATGTCCATCCAAGGTCCAAACACCTTCCGATAGAGAACCAGAAAGTCAACAGAACATCCAGAGACAATACGGGCCTTGCCATTTCGGACGTCAGCAAGTCTCTTTCGCTCATCCTTAAGCTGGTCTTTCATGAGATTTGGGGGAATATGTTTCCGCGAGTACTCCTCATAAATGTCCATATGCGCCTTGAACTGGCGCGACATCATGAAACAGTCAGCCTCCTCATCAAAGTAGATATGAGGCGCTTTGCCTGAAGTCACAGATTTGCGAAATGCATAGCCAGCACTCGTAGAAACGGTGATTGGCTTGAGCATTGAGGCTGGAACTCCGTTGAGAGCTTCGTGCCAAGTGCAAGCTGAGATACTCGGGCTTGGCCACTCTGCCCAAAGAGTAGAACACCAATCATCAATAGCATCCTTATCACCCATAACTGTCTCACTAGAGAGTTTGTTGATGAAGTAGTCGAGAGGAACCTTAGTCTCTCCATCTATTTCAAAGGGCTTAAGATGCAATGGCGCAGTAACAGGTTCAACAATTTCTTGAAGTGGAGTAGGGATAATGTCAGAAATGAGCATCATTCCAGCCACATCAGACTGAGGAACGGTACCAATGAAGTTACCACCAGCCGGAGCTGACTCAATGTCGGGGATAGTAAAGCGCAAAGACTCACCAATAATTCCAACCTTTCCACCTACCTCTTCCAAGCGAGGCTTGATGCAGATGGTATCGACCAGTTCTTTCGTCACAGGTGTGAAGAAACACTTGCCATTCTTACCTGCAAAGTGGATTCCAGCTACCTGACGGGGTTGGTCACCACCAGCCCAGACGTAGGGATCGCCACAATATGAGGGCTCGTGGTTTCCATCTCCAGAATAAAATCCAAGCTTATGGATGAGACTTCGGCGCACCCCTGACAAGTCAGTTGTGTGCACTTTTATCTCACGCGTGTAACGCCAGCAGTTTGTAACTGGGGAGACCATGTTGGTACCGCCTTTGACCTTATGCACTTGATAAACATTCTCCATTTGCTCGGGCAAATCCTTCTCACAGACAAGCTTTGAACGAATGTCTTTTGAGGAATAGCCCGGAACGCAGATGAAGGCAATGTCTGCCAATGGAATGCGGGTCAGAACACATTTGTCAAGAGGTATAGTAATGACTGATGCCTTAGGTTTCTCGAGTCTAATTTCAGCACTCTTCAAGTCCCCAAGGAAGGGATGAGCAGTTGTTACTATCCACTCACCTCCCAAGGCAACGAAGTTGAAACTAGTTCCGGTCGCACGCTTGGTTATGGTTATGGTACCAACACTTGAAGTGTTCAAGACACCTATAGTTCCGCTAACACGACTCCACACGTTGCCTTCACCATGAACTTCTTCCGGGGGTTCGGCAATCGACGCCTTGACAGGCTCAGAATTGCCTCCGGAATATATCCAGTAGAAGACTACAGCCACAAAGATAAAAGAAGCAAGAACAATACCTGCTATCTCCATGGCTTTCAATTTCCGAAGAGGAGACTTTTTCGCTAGAGTACGTAGAATCAATTTGGCCAATAACCACATGACAACACGATGTAGAGCTAGAGCAATGAAGTGGGTATTCATGAGAGCTGCTACACCAATTGTCTTCAAATACCAGGGACCTAATATCATAGCCAGGGTAGCCAGAAAGGTCACAAAATGGGAGATAAGATGCATCCTATTAGGGGCAGGGTATACTTTCTCAACTCCGAAGACAGTAATTGTCTCAAGTAGGGACTCTCCAGGAACGTCAGAAGGCACCTGAGGCTTCACGGGGATGAGAGGTTCTTCCACATTGGGATCATCTTCTGTAGAGGAAGCTGAACTAGATTCAGCCGAATGAAATTCCTCAGAAGGTGTATCAACAGGATTGTCAAAATAAGCAAGGTTCTCCATTAAATTGGACTTCATTTGCTGGAATTCTCTGACATTTACCTCAAGGGCCTGTCGAAACATATGGTAGAACTCCAGAATAGAAACTTCTGGGCGTCTCTCACTATTCTGATGATAATAGTAACCAGCCTTAGCCAAAACTCGAACCTTCACAAGTTCGTCGAGCTCAGCCATTGTGACATAGTGGGCAGCAAGATAACCTTTGACACGCACGTAAGCATCTCTAAAATGCTCACCTTTCCTCGTGATGGGAATAAACTCCACATCATAGGTGATACGACGGGCAAGTGCTGTCTTGTCACTGAGAGGAACGCCACTAATGGAATTCAACATTTCAGTAGTATTGGAGGTCATAAGAACAGCATGGGGAGCACAGTAAGTGTGTCCTTTAGCTCCCATTCCAGCCACATCTGGCTTGAAAGGCTCATGATCACAAAGTTTCATGAGCAAACTGGCCTGGTCCTCACGCTTCTGAGAACTGGTTGAAGTGAATACTTCACCAAGCTTTACAATATGCGTTCGGTTCCAATAGCCATCAAACCTCGGATCATCACCAGTATGGGAAAAGACAAACATCCTGTTGGGTCCTCCACCAGCGGTGACATGTCCCGCATCGAGCAGAAGTTTGTCACTTAGGGAGTCAATAAAGAATGTTTTGCCCAATCCAGGTTTGCCTCTAAGGAAAACAGAGGTTGGCTTGGGGCGAGCCAGAGCCGTTGATCTGATCTGTTCAAGATAGGCCATCTTTGCAGTAAATGTTGAAAGACTAGCCATAAAGGGAGCAACTGAATGTCGCACTTGATCCTTCATAATGCCAAGATCTCGTCGTAAGGCAAGACCATTAGCATATACCAGCGAATAGCGCTCAACATGATCGGTAGTGAATTCTTCAGGGGGGACTTGCTCTAATTCAGCAACATCCTCCATGAATTTGGTCATTCT